AAAGGATATTGTTCTGATATTGGTTGTGAAAGCTTTCCAATTACTAATTCGTCATTATTTGTAGAATTTGCTCCAGATATAAAAAATGATATTGCATAGTTTTCATAACGATCGTATGTTCCATTTAACGGTGTTTCAATAAAACCAGATCCAGAAAATGATGCAGCTAATCCAATTGGTAATTGACTTCCATTTGATGTAGAAACGCCATTTGTATATGTTACACCTGCTATGTTAGTATATGGAATTCTTGAAGTATCAAAATATTCATTGAAACCTTCATAAAATTTTTCATTTAATGCAAAAGATCCTGTTACAATTTCATCGTCATATATATTGCCATATATATCTGATTTTAATATTCGATCTCCAACATATTCAAATGAACCTGGTTTCATTTTTTCGCCGAATTTAAGCTGAGGTACATTGAATACAGATGCAGAAATATATAAATTTTTAGAAGTTTTATTTAAATTTGTAGGCCCATGAGTTTTACTAGGCTCATTTTTTCTTTTATAAAATAAATGATTTATTGAATTATATATACTAAATTTATAAGATCCATCAGAATTAATAGAATCATTAAATGTTTTGCTACTAGATATAGCTGGCAAGTTATTTACATATATTGCTTGTAATGATTTATAACCTTGTTGTTCTAAACTAGATGAATTAAAATAAAATGTTTTGTTTAATTCAAAAGGATGTACGGTGTAATTAATTGGATCTACTTTTTTAAGTACCGAAGGATGCAATCCTTTATATATAGTAATATCGTTTGTATCTTTTTCCATTACAGTAAAAACCTGCTATATTTTATTATAAATATAACAGGTTTAAATTCAATGAAATATTAAAAATCTAATTTCACACGTATTAATGCTTCGCGTGAAAATGATTTCAATAATGGTTTACTTAATTTTGCAACTGCTAATAATTCATTAGCGTCATTATATAAACCAATTGTTGTTATATATGTTTTAGGATTATTTATGAAACTTGAATTTGCAAACTCTCCAACAGATCCTGTAACGAATGATGGATTATTTGTAAAATTGTATTGTCCGTTTTTAACTCTGACAAAATAATGAGTGCTTGTAATTTTTTCTTCATTTCTAGCTTCGAAACTAGCTGCTGACGCAGAATATGATCCAGATATTGAATGATATAATATAAAATGATTATTTCCTTCAGCCGTTGCTGCAGAAGATTCACTAACATTTGTAGCAAATGATAAATCTTGATCCAACATTCTTGAATCTAATATCATAGTACCATATGATGGATAAAATAATCCATAATAAACTGGATTAGTTGGATTATGTATTCCATGATCTATACTTCCAGAAACAATATTATAAACATTACCAGATGTTCCAACAGTTGGTGAAGCAACACTTGAATCATCAATTAATGTTATAGTTCTACCACCTACTACCACACTACCTGTTGCATTTTGATCATGTGATACAACTGTATTTAATGGCAATTCCCAATTTCCAACATCTAATTTTTCTCTAACACGATTTCGTTGAACATTAATTGCATAT